GGCGAAAAACCAAGTAAATATTTTGATGAAGACCTTATTGACAACTTTAAAGAATTTTGGTTAACATATAATGAAAAGTTTAATCTTGATTCGTTAGTAGGAAATTTTATAAGAGAAGATTTTTCTGAAAGTGGTAAAAGTATGCAATACTTTATAGATACTTTTAAGAGAAGAAATGAATATGATGGAAATCACCCAAGTTCTTTTTCTCAATATTCTAATTTTAAAGAAATAGTAGATTTATTTAGTCCTGAGAAGTCTAAAGAAATATATAAAATATTTACACAGAAAAAAAACAAAGGACTATTTAAATTTCGTAGTTATAAAGAAGCCGATGTACCAGAACAAGTGCAAGCTTTCATGGATGCAGTAAATAGAGTTAATATAATAAAACATTTTCAACCAAAGATGGGAACAACCCCATTTACATTTTATAAAGAAAGAAGAACTAACCCTTTATATATAAAGTATGGAATGCCAAGTGATAAAAAATTAGAAGAGGTATTAGCCAAAATGCCATCTACAGATGGTGAGGGAAATATAAAACAAAAGAATTTAGGCTTTTCTTTACAATACGGCAAATACAAAATGAAAGCCCTAGAAGAACTAGGATTAAATCCTAAAGTAGTTCGTCCAGATGACGATAGTCCGTATACATTTCTTGAGATAAACCTTGGGGATACTGCTGCAGAAAAAGCAGAGTTATTGAAAAAAGTAGAAGCAAAAGAAATAAACTTATATTCTCAATACATGCCAGTCCCTAGCTTCGAAGAGCGAAACGAAGAAGAGATGGGGGGCACTTAACAGTGCTCTATAATTTCCATATTATTTAGCTTCTGCTCTATCTTGTGAGCTTGTGAACGCATTTGTTTTGCAACTCTTACTAAGAAATCTTTACTGCTACCACTGATACGTACATCATTCTTTCTAAGCACAGCAATTGTGTGGCTCTCCATAAGAGCATCAATAATCTCATCCCACGTATATTCACAAAAGGAAGGGTCTTCATTCTCTGGGGCTATAACAGCACCAATACCATTTAAGGTTAATGAAAGCTCTAGTTCTAAATCGTTTATAAGTTCAATTCTTTTTATCGACATCTTTTATTTTTCTTCCTCTAAAGAATACAATTAAATTAATTATTGTATTAATTGTTACTGCTATCAGTAGCCACAGTTGCCACGGCTCTATCGTCATATCTTTCCTTTGACGGGAGTTTAACCCAGTCCTTTATACTCATCTTAAATCTAGTCAAGGCACTTCTATTATCCTTAGTAACTAAATCTCCTTGCGATATTCTCGCCCACTTTCTGCCTTCTACTACGTACACTAAGTACGTGCCACAAAGAGGGAAGCGAGACTCAAAGAATCTAGCTTTGTACCTTTGTGCATTCTTCCACACTGGACTCTGTGGTTTCTCTATCTTTGCCATCTTTGTTCCTTTCTTTAAATGCTTTTATGACATCTGATGAAAATAGTTTTTGTATATTAAGCAAATACATAGCTGACGCATTATGGTCGCCCCCTCTTACTGTTTTAGTGTAATCAAGAGAGTCAATAATACTGCGTAAAACATCAGTGCGAAAAACAAGTGTTGCATAGGTTTCATTGCCAATACAGAGGTTATGAAACCAATAATCTGATTCTGTTGCTTTGATTCCCGAAGGTTTGCCATAACTTTCATACTCCACTGCTATGTTTCCAGTTCGTTGCCACATATCTCTCTCAGACTTAACTTCAATCTTTTTATCCTGGAGCATATCTGCAACTTGTTTTTCCCTGACCTGACCATAGTTTAAATCAATATCAAACTTTTTTCGGTCTTTTACTGACGGCTTCATTTCTTTTTGCTTTCAGTAGTCTCCTTTGGTTGTTTCTTTTCTAAGTACTTAAGTATAATAGATAATCGTGCATCATACTTATCTACATGTTCTATTTCTTTATCCATAGAATCTATGATATCTGAGTGTTCTCCTATACCTGCAGACCTATTTAGATATATTTCTATATTCGCAATATGCTTATTTATGTGTCCTACATAATAAGATTTAAGTGCGGCTAGTAGCATTTCTCTCACTTTTACTTCTCCTTAGATTTTTAAAATAACTGTTATTAAACCCTCTTAACCATTCTTTCCCTCTAAACGAAGAGGGACTAAATGGGTTAGTGGACTCATGTATAATAGACTTAGTCTTCCTTGTTCTGTAAAAGTCCTTTTGACCTTGTACGTAGAATCTGTCAACAGTAGCCATATTATCTCCTAATTAACTATATCAACTATTTCACAAGCATCTGCTGTGCAAGCTAATGTTTGATTACCTATAGTATTATCTTCTTGTTCATACTCAGCAAGTTTTGTCCAATCAATAAACTCAGGCATCTTAGTTAAAAACTCTTTATAGTGTGCTTCGTCACAATCCTGATAAGGAGCTTGTTCATAGACCATATCACTTCTTGGTAAGAAAGACAAGCCCGAAGCTATATTAAAATTTTTATATATCCACGCACCAGTCTCAAGCCACTCGTCTTTGCCTACAGATATAGTTACCGACGGCTTATGCTCACACCAATGCATCGCATAAATCTTCCAGAACTCAAGTTGCTCAATAGCAGACATATCATCTCTAGTGACACACATATCAGGAGCTTTTATAGGAAAGCTAAACACAGCATTACTTTGGCTCCATCCATCAGTTTCCCATGGTATATTCTGGTCCATCATAAATTGTGTGAGTGGGTCTTTCTTATCTCCACGAACAGTACGTATGTAATACTGGCTATGTCTTGCATGAATACCAGACGCAGAATCTGTGAGTTGTGAAACTGTTCCAGATGGCTTTACACAAGTAATAGCAGTAGACTGTGGGATACCAAGTACATCAGAGAACTCTTTGTTTGTGTCCACTGCCACTTGCCTAAGTTTAGTTAAAACTTTATCCAAGCTAGTCTTAGCATCTTTACCATTAGTAATAGCATTGTCCATGATACCAGTCATAGATACACCAAGCAGTCTCTCCTCAGAAGTATTCGTATGCCATATCTTACGTAAGTATGGAAAGTGAGTGAGGGTAGATTGAAATGTACCTATTATAGTAGCCACACGAACTTTCTTTTCTAAATCCTTAACTGTATCTGTACCACGTACAATTATCTCAGAGAGATTACAAAACTGATATGGACGTAGTATAATCTCACTACATGGATTAGTACCAAAATCATACTTAGAATCTCGTCTACCATTCTCAGCCGCTTTATCTTGAGCCGCCCCACGATAAAACATCCCTCTCTCGCCAGTACCAGACTCAGCTAGTGAAAGCCATTCTCTCATAAATGTGTATGAGTCTGGCTTATCTGTGTAAGCTACTGAATTGTTTGACATTTGTCTCTGTGGCTCAGTCTTATAGAACTCGCCAGTCTTAGCGTGTCTCATTCTGCCATCAGATAAATTAGATAAACTAATCATAGCAGAACGTCTGACACCACCAGAGACAACGACTTCTCCAACTTTACACATAAGGTCATGACACTCAAGGCTAGATAACTTTCTACCTTTAGCTTCTTTAAACACTTTTACTGTGAACCTAAACAAATTATCTAAAGGAGTTGGTCCAGATGCTCTACCACCAAATATCTTTAGCTTTGCACCTGCAGGTCTCACTAGGGATAAGTCCCAATGAGGTATCTCGCCTGCCCATAGTAGAGCCAATAGCTTACGGAAAGCTTTAGCCCAACCCTCTTTGCTATCCTTTACAATAATAGTTTCTTCTGTATCAAATAATAATCCAGGAACTTCTGGTAATTTATTTATGCAGTCTCTCTCAACAGAGAAGCCTACACCAGTGCCACACATTAATATGTACATAGCTTCATCAAAAGCTTTAGGGTCATCCACAGGAAGATAAGAACAGTTATATCCTGCAGTGTTATCTCTCTCTAATGCTTTACCTGATGTCATCATGGCTCTCATAGAAGGCATAACTTCAGAGTGAAGCACGGCATCATACAATTCTTCCTTAACTTGCTCAGGCATAGTATAGTTGTGCTTCTTTAAAAGATGTGAACTCATATAGGTTACATATCTGTCTACAGTTTCGTTCCATTCTTCTCTTCTGTTTTCATCATCAAGCCATCTAGCATACCTAGACTTGTGAATAAATTGTTGATAATACGTGGGTAGAGTTACGTTACTTTTCATCTTAATACCTTTACATTTATATCTTTTGTTTTCATACCTACTATTTCGTGAAATAAGTCGGTTAGCATATCCTCCATTATATATGGAAGTTCTTCTTTGTCGAGTGTGAACTCTTCTGTATCTACTTCTGCGGATACCTTAATTGTTATTTTTGACTTTAGCATTCTGCACCGTACTAATCAATCGAGCTAAGTACCACTCGGCTTTCTGCAAATCCTCTATGGGCTTGCCCTTGTACCTGTATCTCCACAGATACTTCATGATATTACCTTGTAAATAGCTTTGGAATCCCTCGCCAGTAGAGGCTTGGATAGCATCAATACATTCAATACCAAATTCATTATAGTGTGAAGGACTGTTAACCATGTCAACTGTCTTTTTATTTTCTAATTCTTTTAAATCTGCTTTGCTGTGAACTTTAGCAGTCATAGTTCCAATAACCCTACGTTTAGGCTTATGCTTTTCTTCCATCATCTTCATGTACTCCATATGTCTCATCAATGTATTGTTACCTGTGAGTTAGTTGTTTCTTCATCTATACTTAGTCTTCCATCTTCTAATACTTGGTCTGTATCTGTTATAGCAGTACGAACCATACCTCTTGTGAGTAGAGCATAAAACATAGTGTCTTCCTCTGTCAACAAATTTCTATCATGACTATGGTAAATCTCTACATCAAAACCTTGGTCTAAGTGTCTAATTATAATAGCAGAATCACCTTTGTTT